CTCAACCACGGGCGACTCGACCAAGGGCTTGGGCAAGGGTGTTTCAACCACAGGCAGAGGCGACTCAACTGCGGGCAGCGGCGACTCGATCAAGGGCTTGGGCAGGGGCGACTCGACCGCGGGCAGAGGCGTCTCGACCGCGGGCAGAGGCGACTCGACCAAGGGCTTGGGCAGGGGCGTCTCGACCGCGGGCAGCGGCGACTCGACCAAGGGCTTGGGCAAGGGTGGTTCAATTACAGGCAAATTGCCCGGATTGATCGCCGGATTGATTGCTGGATTGATTTCGGGAAGGTTTCCTGGAGGACCTTCTGGAAGGCCCCCTGGAAGGCCCGCCGGAAGTTTTTCCGGTTCAAACAAGGGCTCATTTGCTGGAAGTTCATCGGGTTTTATCTCGGGGGCGATGAACGGATCGTTTGCCGGAAGACCACCCGGTCTTATCTCTGGGACGATAAGTGGGTCATTTGCCGGTGGTCTATTTGGGTCTACCACCGGAGTGGTATCGGGAAGAGGAAGGTCTTCCGGTTTTTCTTCAGGGGTTTCTTCCGGCAATACTCGGGCCGGAAGGCCACCCTGTATTGCAATATTTGCATCCGCAGAATTTATAGCGCCAAGATCTAACGGGCTGCCCGCAGCAGGAGCGTCTGCGGGGGCAAGTACATCAAGGCCCCGGGAGGGTGACCGGTACGCCGCGTCTATGTCGGCAGCACTGACCGGTGTTCCGACAGGCGCCGCAGTTGAAACGCTGGAGAGCGGCCCACTCATGAGACTGCCAAACGTAGACGATGTAGGTTGGGCTGTCGATAATGGGCTTGAAGTTTGCGGTGCACCGGCAATCGCTGCCGAACGCACTTGGTTCAAATCGAGATTGGCGTACTTGCCAACGGAATTCAATGCCGCAGTTGCCGCATCCGCGGGTGACATGCCCGCTCTTACATTGGCCGCCATTTCCGCAGAAACGGCTTGAGAAATACCGGTGTTGAAAGCGTTTAGGTCAGCCCCGGCGGTTGAAAGGCCCATTCCAGGCGCTGCGGCAGAACCAATGCCCAACGCCAAAAGTGCATTCTGGGCAACAGCCGAAAGACCCCCACCGGCGGCAGTACCGAGCGCAGCATCGTTGGCCGCCAAACCCGATCGACCCAATGCGCTGAGTGTTCCGGAGTCCAATGCCGCCGAACCAAGGGGTACCGATTTCAGAAGAGCTTGGGTATCCACCAACGACGCGGGGGCTCCCGTAGAGCTCAACGCTGCCCGTATCTCACTCGGGTATAGCCAGCCCGATCCGGTGCCGGTCCACACTTGGCCCTGTTCGTTTGTATCGTTTACCTGGGGCCCTGCTCCAGAGGCGGGAATCCAAGGACCTTGGACGCCTTCCGGCAGGTTGCTGGTGGGTGCGCCACCGCCCGTAACGCCGGCCTTCATGGCTGCCGTGAGCTGGCCGATAGTAGCGTTCAAGGCGGCGCCGGTGGGGTCCTTGCCCAGCAGAGCGGCGACCGCCGTGGGGCCAAGGATATTCATCACCGCAGGCGGGATGTTCAAGGCACCCGCTGCCCCGCCCACCAGGGCATTCGCACCCGATGTGGCTGCGCCGCCCAGGCTGCCGGTGACCAGTGCGTCGCCTATAGACTTGCCCGTCATGGCGGCGCTCAGGCCGCTCCTGGCGGCCCCGGTGACCGCGTTCGAGGCGATGTTGCCGAACGTGCCACCACCGACGGCGTTGCTCGCCGCCGAGCCTGCGGTGTTGATGACCGGCGCAGCGGCAGCGCCGACGCCGCCCGTCAGGCCGCCCGTCAGGATGCCCTTGAAGACATTACCGCCCTGGATGGCTGAAGACAGGCCGCCGCTGACGGCACCAGCCGCCGCGCCCGCACCGATACTGCCGGCAGTCAGGCCCATCAGCCCTGCGGCGCCCATGCCGATGCCGCCCGTCGCCAAGGCCGTCAAGACAGCCGGGAAGGCTTTGTCGAAGAAGGACGGTGGTTCATCAAGGCGCTGCGATGCAACCAGCTTGCCGCTCTTGTCGAAGATGTCGACGGCGGGTGCCCCCCGGTCGTTCTTGGGGACAATCGCGTAGTCGCGTAGGGCTTGCTTGAGCTCGTAGGACGCGCCGCTTATCGGTGTCTGACTTGCCTCGGTGTAGCCACCTACCTCGCCCTGGGACGGGCCTCCGGGCTCGTAGTTGTACCCGGTCGTCTCGTACAGCGGGCCCTTGAACCCAATAATGTTGGCGAGCTCCGCCCAGTTGCTGCCAGTCTTGCGAGTGCCTTCACCGTAGAAGTCCTGGAACCCGTACCCCGGATCGCTGACGATCGGCTCACGCGCGGCATTGCGCGCCATTGTCCAATCACGTTCTGCCGCAACGGTATCTAGAGCGGTGTCGTAAGCCCCCCTACCAGGAATATATTGACCGCTATCGCCACTCCCAATGATGGTGTCCTCAGCAGCCTCTACGCGCTGGGGCACAAAAGCCGCCTGCTGCTCCGCCAAGTAGCTCTCAAGGGTCTGGCCCGGGGTGTAGCTCATACTGTCATTGCTCCGGTCAGGGCGAATGCCCAGTCCTGCCATTTCGAGAAGCCGCGAGTGTCAGGCACGCTCGACTTCGTGAAGTAGCCGATGCCCGACAGCGCCATGCCCCATTCTTGCCACCTGTCCTCGGGCAGGGTCCCCAACTGCTGGGCAGCGAACTGCTCCGCCGTCCTGGCGCACCACTGCTCCCACGTCAGGTTGCGGGGATCCAGCACCACCGCCATTATGGGTTACCTGTGCTGCGGACGTCGCCGGTTGTCAGTGACAGCAACACGCTGCCGGTCTGGTAGTCACCGTTCTCGGTGTTCGACTCAAACCGCAGCCGCATCTCGCGGCGCTGCTCGCGCATGTCAATCTTGAGCGTGTTGGGCGTGAAGGTGAACGGGTCCGATTCTCGGTTGACGTCCTCCGCGTAACCCCGGCCCGTGATCACCACGGTCATGTCCCCGGTCTGCACGAAATCCGGCTCGACCCGCTCGATCCGCGTCCACAAATTGTCGCCCGGCTTCTGGGTAGCTCCCACCGTGCCGGTCAGGAAGCCCAGGTTGGGCGTCTCGAAGTAGCTGCGGATGGCGTTGACGGACGTCAGGTAGATCTCGTTGGTGCCCGTCTCGTGCTGCCAGAGCGTGTACTTGCCGGTGCTGTTGGCGACGTTGCCGGCCCAGATGGGCTTGGGCAGCACCTCGGAGAACACGCCGGCGGAGCGTTGGGCGCCAAGCGCCTCACCCGCGTCGTACCACGCCTTCTCACGCACGTTGTAGATGACCGCGTCGGTGCACTCGGTGGCGTCACCCTTGGGGTAGAACCACCAGATTTCGCCGTACCGGGGGACCTTGGTGGCCCAGACCTTCTGGCGCTGCGCGAAGTTCAGGTTGTCGAAGAAGTAGTTCTGGTTGACGTCGTTCGGGATCTCCTGGACCGCGCCGCCGTACATCAGGAACCGGTCCACGCCGGCCCAGTAGAAGATGCCGTCGTACTCAATTACCGCCCTCGACGACATGATCGACGTCTGGCTGCTGATCAGGTCGTAGGTCCAGTAGAAGTTTTGGCCGCCCGCCGACGTCGGTGCAAAGCTCACCCGCACAAGGGCGTCGGTGGACCAGAACAAGCCGCTGGGCGACGAGGACCCCCCGCGAAGAGGCAAACCACAGACGATCTTGCCGGTGGACGTGTTGTTGGCGTTGGCGTCCGCCGAGACCCAGTTGTCAAAGTCACCGGCGCTGGAGTTCTGGATCAGCCCGTTGTTGCCGTAGATGAAGAGGTACGGGTGCAGGACCACGCAGCCGCCCGACACCGCAATGTTGTTGTCGAACGTGGCCGTGATGCTTGCCGTTGTGGTGGCCGCAGCCGACATGACCACCACCAACAGGGTCACCGAGACCACCGTGGTGCCCGAGGGGATGCCCGAGCCGGTGATGGTCTGGCCGGCGCCCACGCGGGCATTGAGCGCCGACAGGGTGAAGGTGGTCGTGCTGTTGATGCTGCCGGCTGCGGTGAACACCCCCACCTTGGACATCGTCAGGCTGCTCGGGGTGCCCGGGAAGACACCGCGCAGCACGGGCGTGTCCACCGTGGACGTGATGGCTAGGAGGTTCTGGCCTGGGTGCGCCACCAAGTTGTTGGTTCCGCTGCCGGTCGAGTCGTACCCGATGTCGAACTGCCAGAGGTTCACGTCGCTGGCCGTGAAGTTGCTCAGGGAGTAGGCGTAGGGCCCCGTGCCGATGCCGTTGTCCGTGTCAGTGACCCACTGCTCCAGGCCGTTGCTGTAGCCCGAGACCACGTAGTTCAGGCCGTTGGCGGCGGACATGTGCATGCCGCGAGAGATCCCGGTCGCGTTCAGGAAGGAGCCGGTGTACCCACCGATCTTGCGCGGCAGGCCGCGCTGGAAGCGCACCCACTGGCCGTCGTTGTACCGGTTGCTCGCGAACACCGTCCCGTCCCGTTGGATGCCCGGGAGGGCCGTCATCGAGATGACCTTCTGTGTCAAAACGTGCCCCCGCTGACACCCACCGGGATCGCGAACCCGGAGGCGCTGAGTGTGGCCGCGTTGGCCCCGGCAATCGTGAACCCGACCTGCGCCGACGCCGGCAAGTAGATGCCTGTGGTCAAGTTTGAGACGAAGTTCAAGGGCGGCGCAGCGGCAGAGCCGGCATTCAGCGTCAGCGAGCTCACGACCCCCTGGGCGGTGCTGTTGGCGTTGTAGACGTTGGTGCCGTTACAGACCGCCATTGCCGTCTTGCCTTGCGGCACCGTGAGCGTTGCGCCACCGACCGCTGCGGTTTGGAAGATCAGCGTGTAGGCCCCGGTGGTGCTGTTCGTGAACGAGTAGAGCTGCACCGTGGAGGGCACCACGATGATCTGGTTTGAGGTCAGGACCCCTGTGTACTCCTGGACCGTGTTCGACGCCTGGGATGACGAGAGGGTCGTGGTGCCCCCGGTCACCGCCAGCAGGAGCTGGGTGTAGGCAAAGGTGTTCGATCGCCCGTAGCCAAACGTGTTGAAGTTCGTGCCGTCGGACGCGATCACCAGGGACTCGGTGAGCTGGAGCTGCTGCGAGGCGTTCCCGTCAATCGTGTCGGTGCCCTGCGGCGTCAATGTCAGGACACCGGTGCCGTTGTTGCGGATGTTGCAGAACCAGTTGTTGCCGACCGTGGTCGCCGAGGGCAACGTGATGGCCCCCACCCCGCTACCCCACACCAGGAACTGCGCCCGGCTCGTGGCGGTCAACGTGGTGTTGGAGTACAGGGTCGTGACCGGGTAGGCTTGGTTCAGGGTCAGGTTGATGGGGGTCAGGCCGTACCCGGCGAGCGCCGAGGCGTTGGCGGTCGATGTACCGGCGCCGAACGTCACCGAGGCCCAGGTGCCGTTCAGGGTCGCGTTGCTGGTCAGGAAGATGAACTGGGCGATGCCGGAGGCGATCGCGATGATCGTGTTGCCCGAGGTGTCGGTGACCGTGAAGGTGTTGGCGCCGACGTTGCGCACCAGCACCGACTGCCCCGTCGAGACCTGAGTTGCCGGCGGCAGCGCCAGCTTGAGCGAGGCGACGGTCGCAGTGACGTCGATGATGGCGCTCGCCACGTCCCCCTGGTTGCCGTTGATGGGCCACTCCAGCGCCGTGTCGACGCTTATGGAGAGGGCCTCATAGCTGACCTGAGACGGGCTGATCGTTTGACCAGTGAACGGATTGACGTAGGTGGTCATCAGGAGTCCTGTGCAACGGTTTGGCGGTCGCCTATGCGCAGCGCGTCCTCCGACTTGAGCGCCGTCATGGCCTCGGTGAAGAGCTGCGCCCACACCGCCAGCCGGGCGTCGTCCTTGAGGAACGGCGCGGTCTGCTTGAGCGTGCCGAACAACATCGCGTTGGGCGCGTTCTGGGTCAGCCAGTTGGTCTGGTTGGTGGACGACAGCGGCGGCAGGCGGGTGTAGCAGAGCGCCTCGAAAGCGAACGCCGAGGCCGGCGTGGGCGCGATGAACCAGTGGTCGTAGTCGTAGTCGGCGTAGTACACCGGGGTGTCGGTGGCCGTGACGTTGGGCCAGTACGAGCTCAGGTATTCGAGCTTGCGCAGGTAGATGGGCTGCTTGGCGCCAGCCGCCGTGGTGAGGGTCATCGACACCGTCTTGCGCCACCGCGCCGGCTTGGCGATGACAGGGTTGCTCGCCGTCATGGTCGACGTCACCACCTCCATCTGGCCCAGCGTCTTGATCTCCTGGGCGATCTCGAACTCCGCCATGGTGATGGCGGTGGGGATGAAGTCGACGACAGCCGGGTCGCTGCGTTCCAAGTACTGGAGCACAAGGCTGTTCAGGCTGTCGTAGGTGAGGACGTAGGACGGTGTGGTCATCGGGGATCCTGGCGGGGTATTTTAGCGGTGTAGGACCACCAACGGTAGTGCCGCCAGGACGCCACCAAAGCACGTTGCGGCAGCATCTAGAAACTCCACTCCGTGCGGCCCCTGCGTGAGCTTGCCCGTTGCCCGCCAGTTGATAACCGCATCACTGATCTCCTTGGCAACAGCAAACGCAGCAACCACGCCAGAGGCAATGGCAAGGCTACGGGAAGCCATGAAGGCGACGTTGAAGATCAAGGCTCCATACAACGCATGGTTGGCTTTGTCTGGGGGTAGTTGGGGTAGGTTCATGGGTTACCTAGCGCGCATTACTAAACTTAAAAGCGGACTCGGCGAAGGCTGCGTAGATATAAGTTTCACCGGAGTTGTTTGACCCATACCCCGTGGGTTGCCTGAGCTTAAACCCGTTAGAAAGGACATCTATTCCATACGCATTAGTAGTTTCTGCGCCTGAATCATTTGGGTAAAGTAGTAACTTTGATTCATTGTATAGGCTTCTGGACGTGTCAAATATTATCCAAGAACTGACGTATGTACTACCCTTAATCATCAACCACCGTGGCCTAAACCCAGTGTAGATAAACGGACCATCCGCACTACCGTTGCCC